TATGCGGTATGGCACGAGGCGTGGACACTTTTGCTTATGAGTATGCCAGTACTAATGGTATATGCATAAAAGAGTATCCAGCTAAGTGGCATGAGTTTGGCAGGTCTGCCGGCATGATTAGAAATAGATGCATGGTAAAAGACTGTGATAGAATTGTAGCCATATGGGACGGCACATCGGCAGGAACGGCTAATACAATATCACTGGCGTCTAAATATGGCAAGCCATGCCGTGTATACTTACAGAAAGATGCTGATAAGTTTGATACAGTAAATAGGGATTAATACATATGTCATTTGAAACAAGCATAGAATTTATTAAACCCATTGAGGGTGGCTACTCCAACAATCCTAATGACCCTGGTGGAGAAACCAATTTCGGTATCAGCAAGCGTTCTTATCCAAATCTTGATATTAAGAACTTGACTTGGGAACAGGCCAAGGCTATATATAAGCGAGACTTCTGGGACAAGATGCACTGTTCCGAACTACCAGAATCTGTAGCCCATTTAGTTCTGGATTTTGGTATCAACAGTGGGCCTGTTGCTTCTATTAAAATTCTGCAAAAGGCACTGAATACTTTGGGTTCTAGTCTAGTTGTAGATGGAGCTATCGGCCCTCGCACAATCTCTGCCGTGGCTAGTCAATCAACAAAGGATATTTGTGACGAAATGCTTAGTGCTAGGATTATGTTCTACGCTAACTTAATAGTCAAGAATCCTAAGATGCTGGAAGATCTTGTTGGTTGGCTTAACCGCGTGGAGAAAGACAGGAAGTTCATCAAAGGCAGCTGCTAAGATGTCTTCCGTACCAACAACTGCTTCACAACGCAGACTGCTTAAAAGGTTTAATGTAAGCCTAGATTACGATGCTGATCTGATAACTAGATTTTTGAAATACACAAAGTCTAAAGTTGTTAGACTTAGCACTCTAAAAGATATAGCCACCTGGGCGTATGCATCTTCGTTGTGCAGACAATCCGGGGTATTTAAGGATTGAATTTAAATGAGCACTTCTGCAACAGGATATAACATAATGACAACTGACAGTGACATGCTTGAGAATATGTCTAAACGTTTTAATATGTGGCAGGACTTTGCTAAGGAAGTCGGTGATCATGTTGAGACATATACTGTTCCACAGTACGGAGACTATCCCAAAGATCAGCTAACAGAATGGACACTAGCTGATCTAGCTACTACTATTAAACGCTATGCCAACCGCATGGGTAACAATGCACGTGGTCATGAAGAGGACGCACGTGATATGCTCAAAATTGCTCACTATGCTAGTGTCGCTTGGCACAAGATCAATGACACTGAAAAGAATTACAATAAATAGGAACGTCAAATGAATAACAATATGCGCAACGACCCTAAAGTTACTGAACATCTTAACGCTATTATTGAAGTTATGCATTGGTGTAATGACAATAATGTTCCGTACGTTGAGATTAAAAATCTTGCAGAAGCTTCGTTTGTTCTGGCTACCGGTATTGATTGTTGGGATTGCGGTTCTGAAAAGAAAGAAAACAAACCCGAGATTATTACTGTCCAGTAATTAATATCTATAACAGGGAACTAAACACATGCATGTGCTGATTATTCATGACGATGACCAAGATGGTTGGTGTGCTGCTGCTATTGCTAAGAAGTATTACTCTTCTACAAAAGGCACAACAATCGATCTGGCAGTAGACACTGATGAGATTGATTATGATAACTGTGATGCAGATACTATAGTGTTTCTAGATCACACCCCAGCTAGTTCTCGCGTGGATGCCCTTACAAGCGAAGGTAAACTGGTTTGGATATTTGACCACCATCCAGAAACCATGGAGCAAATTAAGAGTAAGTCTGACAATCTCAATGTGGATTATCGTGAAGATTGGTCCACTGCTAAGATTGCTTGGAACCACTTCTTTACTGATAAGAAGGTTCCATTCACGGTTACCATGATAAACAAGTGGGATTCATGGAATCATGACGAGGAGAACATCCTTCCATTCCATTACGGTCTTGCTAGCATGGACTTGTCGGATGAACGTCTGTGGGATGCTCTACTATTTGCTGATAACGATCAGGCGGCTATCCAGATCACACAGATGGGTAACGCTCTTGGTCAGTTCTGGTTGGCCACTATCAACGAACTCACGGACAGCACTGCTTGGGTTGTTGAGAAAGAAGGTATCCGTTACTCTGTGTGTAACAGCCAGCTAACTTCCAGTTACGACTTGATGTCTCATATTAAACGTAATGATTGTCAGGGCGCTGTATGGTTCTACAACGAGAACAACGGTACTGAAAAAACCTGGAAGGTAGTTGTTAAAGTCCTGCCGGATACAGACAGAAAGTCTGTGTCCCGTAAGGAACTGCTTACCTACGATCAACTGAAAGACAGCTGGATTAACAAGGAGTCTAAGTAACTATATGAACAATACCAATAATCTCAATGCTGTGGTGGAAGACGCCACTAAGACTTGGACTAAAGAAGATCATATTTCTTTCCTTGATGCTCGTGTGAAAGCACGTATGCAGCGGATGGAAGAGTTGTCTGAATCCATTAAGAAGATGCAGTCCTTTAACCAGCGCGATCTGCTTCGTATCGAGGAACTGCGTCTGCTTCGTGATATTCGTGATGGCAAGGTCCGGCTTGTTCACGGCAAGACTGGACAGCCGTTTGATGTGAGGGTGTTCTATCCGGAGGATCTCGATGCCTAATTACGGTAAACGTTTGGATGGCACAGAGAAAGGCGAAGGTTGGCTAGGACCCATCAAGAATAATGCTGGCGATACCATGACCGAGTTGTCTATGTCCACCAACATAGATGGCAAGGAAGTGCTGATGCCTCTGTTGGTTCCTACACTCACACAAGATGAGATTGATTACTTGAAGGCTGGCAATAGACCCACCAAGGGTATCGTTGACAAGGCGGTGTCCCATGCTATGGATCGTATTAAAGCAGGTGCCAGCCCTTTCAAGGACTAGGTTGTAATAGTCCACGTCACGGGTGGTTATGCGGTTAAGTCCGAAACTGGTAAGTCCTTGAGTGGCCTGTACAAGACACGCAAGGAAGCGGAAGACCGGCTCAAAGAAGTGGAAATGTTTAAACACATGAAGCAGATTGGGTTGCCTTCCAGCAGCAGTAAAAAGTAATCACGCAAAGAAACAACAAAGCCCCCTTGGTCACTAAGACCTTGGGGGCTTTTCTTTTGTCCAATAACCTGGACTCTAGCAGACTAACTGTTTAAAATATCGTAGGAGATTACCAGAAGACACGCTGAACTTATCTCGCCAACTGGTTAACTCCTGTGCCCATTCCGTCTCACAGTTAAAGAAGAAACGTCTGGGAAAGAAACTCTCCTGCTCTTTTTCTACATCTACGTCAAAGTAATGGCCGCTGTCATCTACTGGCATACCCAGCACACGTACACAGTCGTAGGACTGTAATGCATTGGCTGTGTCCAAGGCCAATAGTCCAGAGTTATTGATAGGGAACTTGCCACTAATGGGTCTAGTAAACGTAGTTATGTCTTCTACATTTCTGTTACGTAACTTACGTAGATCCAGCAACAACTTCAAGTACTCGTCCCACCAGCATACAGCATATTTGATAGGCCCGGAGTAATCAGCGATAACTTGGTTAACTGCCATGACATCACCGACTACTCCGTACTTCTTTATGTCCTCGGGTAGGCACCTACCGGGGGCCAGTATTGTAAGAGTGGCCATATCGTATACTATTTACTTGGGGTAGAGTTGTACAGCAGACCGTCCTTATTCTTACTAGAAGCAGACGATCCGTAGTAGTAAGCCAACATTGTGACCCACCCAGTACCCAAAGAACCAAGCATAACATTTAGTATAGTAGCACTACCAGCAGGCGGTTCATGTGCAACCAGCCAACCCAGTAGTCCAAAGAAACCGACAGTGAGAAGCATAGCTAGCACACCGGGCACAAAGTCCCGCACTGCCATCTCACGTTGCCTAGCAGAACTACGATCATCCGCATCTATCTTAGCAACATCAATGTCCAGCTTCTCCATGTCAAGTTTAAACTGCCGCTCCGCATTCTGTAGAGCCAGTAGTTGATCGGGAGTAGCATTCTTCATAGCATTGGCAACAACTGCCTCATCGCTATTGGTGTCAATGTTAAGAACCTTGCACACTACCGAACTAGCGAGTGCTCCGAAAGGCCCGCCAAGGGCGGTACCAATAACAGGAGCCACTGTGCTAACAACAGATTTCCAATCAAAAGACATTTCTATTTCACTCCAGCAGCACGCGCTTGACTAATAATATGCTTAGCCAAAGTAGCGGCTTTCTTTTCGTTGAGAATGCGTTTCTTGTAAACCTCTTCGGAACTAGCGCCCTTGGAAAGTTCTATTTTATTCAGTTCCGATTTCATTGTAGACATCTTAGACTGTGCTGATTCCAATCTGTTGGCCATCATACGACCAGCCCGGGTATCATTAAGTACCTTAGCCAGCTCAGCAGCAGGCACATGTTCAGCACGAGCACGCTTATACTCATTGACCTGTGCCTCTAGTTCAGTTTTTACACGGTCATATTCAGACAGTGTTGAAGTATCGTCCACGTGTGCCAGGAATCTAGAAGCAACAGGCAGTTGATCTAGATCTAGTTTTTCTGTATGGCCAGAAGTTGCTTTCTCTGTCAGGCTTATAGCCCCGAGTAGACACTGTCCAACACCTCCAGTATACTGCTTAAGCACATACTCTAGTGAAGCAGGACTCAAGTCCGTAAGTGCAGGGAACAGCGTAGCCTTTCTATCTATAGATCCGCCACCGAAAGCATTAAGCCATACAGTTAGTTTCTTCATTGTTTCTGTTGTAGTAGACCAGTACTTCTGACTATCAGGCTGTTCACCGTGTTTCCATGTACCAGTCTCTGGATAAATCTTGCTACCAAAATAGTTTTGGTTAGCATATACCTGAGCCAGCGGTTTAAAGACAGTAGGAACCAAGGTGTTAATACCTTCAGAACCACCACCCATAAAACTAAAGTTCTCTAAGATGGCATCTAACATGTTGGACACAGCAGATCCAAAAGTAGCCCTACCTGTAAGCATGTCTGCTACCTGATTACCAGCGGCAACCATTGCCTGATAACCGTAAGCAACGGGTATCGAGATGAATCTGTTACGACCAACAGCTATATTGATACTAGAGTTTCTTCTGTACGAAGGTAGCTTATCATAAAAATCTATACCGTCATCGTCTGTTCCACCCAGGGACTTAGCAGCAAAGGCGGTCATGAATCCGAAGGCAGCCAAACCAGCGGCATACTTAACGATACGTCTCTGGTAAAGTGGCTTACCTGCATCAGAAGCAGGGAACATAGCACGGGCAATACGAACCGTGGAGTTAATACTTGCCTGACTGAACAGGAACAAACTAGAAAGAACCGGGGACCATGCGCCTCTCTTTGTGAAGTTAACTGTTAGGTCTAGTGCAGCGCCAGCAGCACGTTCAGCAGCATCAGATTCAGAGACTCCGTTCTTTTGCAGTGCTTCAAATATAGAAGTAAATGCAGCAAGACGAGTGCTGTTCTCAACTGCGGAGGATATATCTTGCATATAGTTAGCAGTTGCAAACAAAAGATCCCTGCCACCAGACTTAGTCGTGGCTACTTTAAGCGCACGCTCCATGTTCTTTTGCGTAGCTTCGTACGTAGACATGCCGTACTTAGTTGCATAACCACCGTTATCTCTGTACAGTTTCATCATCTTAGCCATACGTGGATCGGATATCTTTCCTTTACGCTCAAACTCTTGAGCAGCCATAAAGGCAGCCTTACCACACACACCAAACACATTGTTAAGGAATGCCTTATCAGCCTGAGTACCTGTCCAATGAAGATCCTTAATGTCTTCAGCAACATTGCGCATATGAATAAGTGCAGTTGTAGTATCACGAACCCAGTTAACCCCAATATATGGAGGAGCATACGTAGTCATAAACTGACCCATAACACGCTGTACTTTACCCAGTACTTGCAGAACAACACCAGGATGTATAATAGACGTGCCCTTAAGAGAGGCTAATAGATATGGATCTTTAACCAGCATACGTACTTTGTTACCGTCATTGTCGAACACGGTAATTACTTCAGAAGACCTACCCTCAAATCTATTAGTCTTACGAACCTTGTAAGTAAGACCATCTTTAACTATAACTTTGTATCCACGAGAGTTAAGGTTTTCTTGACGCCGTTTCTTTAGATCTGCTATCTGAGATTGAAGATCAGCATACGCAGGAGTGGTTTTAACCTCGTCTATGTTGCGCTTAAGCACATCAATAGCATCTTTAGCACTCTGTATGTCAGTCTCTATCTTAGTAACCCTGTCGTTAAACTTGGCTTTAGTAGCATCAGAAACAGCAGCACGAGCCTGTAACTTAGCCTTCATCTTATCCGCAGTCAGTTCTTGTATGCGCTTATGTAGACTTCTAATCGTATCCTTAGACGTAGTAAGTTTATTAGTGCCTAGTATATCATCCGCTTTACCCAGCAGATTCTTAATCTCAGCAGCATATTGGCGGGCCTTGCCAGAATCGTCTATCTCAAATATCTCAGATAGTTGATCCGGATGAGCTACATACATATTATACATTGCCGTAGTAACACGAGCTTCTTCAATAGCTTGAATTAGCTGTGTATACTTACGAGTAAGCAGCACAATTGGGTTGGATTCAGACCCTGTTTGACCCTTTCTTTCCTTAGAAATTTCAAACATAGACATGTCAAAAGACCTGCCCATGCTAGCAAAAGCGGGATCAACAGTCTTCATGTGTGCCTCCCATACATCTAGAGGCACGTAGTTCTGATACAACTTATCCCAATAAGCACGCATCTCAGGAGAAAGTAGATGTTCTTTAACTGCTAGGTCAAGGAACTGCTTATTGATACCCTGTACCCGCTGGGAAATCTCTTCCCATATAGGGGCATTCTGGGCATTAATATACCTATTCTGGATGGCCTTTGCTTCCTCATTAGACATACCAGAAAGGTCAGTTCTAATGTCCTCAGAGACTATTTTAGCCTGATCATATAGGTTGCTTAACTGCTTTTCAATGGCAGCAATGCGTTCAGTAGAAGCTTTACCGCTATTCTTTTCTTTCTCTAAGTCTTCTGTCTGCTTTAGAATGGCCTGCATGACAGTGGACTTGTACTGTTTACGCACCAATTCAGCATTGGCTTCCTCTGCGTGCATAGCCTGTAGCACTTTACCTACAGTATGTAGCAATTCTTTAGGGTCGGAAGGAATGTTCATATCCGTACCGATAAGTTTAGCTGCTGTACTGAGCAACGTTCCATCTTTCGGAGTATGAGCCCAGTTGTTGGGATCAACACCAACAACATCATCAAGGAAAGTTACAACCTGCGTAGCGATTCTGTTACTTGTAGTCTTCTCAATAGCGTAGAAGTTCTCACGCATACCGATACGACTACTCGCTTTACGCAATTCGCCATGCAAAGTCTTAACTAACTGACCAGCACGGTCAAAGTAGTCATGCAACCCAGTCATTAGATATTCGCTTCTCGTCTGTTTAGCACCGGGCAAGATCTTTCCGTTCTCATCCATGTGATACGAAGTACGTTCAAGAGCCTTATCGAAGTTCTTCATAAATCCGAACTTCTTTTCATACTGTGACGTGCTACGTACCTCGTCAAACTTGCCAGTAGGCGTAACATCTTCACGAGCAGCAAAGACTTTAGTCGAACCGTGCTGTGCAACGTCCTGCCTAATTGTCTCAGGGTCAGCGTTACATAGATGGTAAACTACAGCAAGAGCAACACGCTTGATGTCATCGTCTGTAACTTTAATCCAACCCATCTTGGTAAGTAGATCACGTAGAAACAGGTTAACCTTAGTCCAAGCACGACGAGCACTAGGCATATCCACCTTAGAAAGATGCATACGTTCAGTTATACTAGCAACATATTCTTCTGCTAGCTGATACATATTATAGTCATGATACTTCTGCTTGATGATGTCCCAACGTTCCGTGTTACCAGCACCGCGGGCAACCATGCGCATGAAATTTTCAAGCTGTGCAGGATTCATCAGGGCACGGAGGCCAAAGTGAGCGATACTTTCATGTGCCACAGTACGTGTAGCTTCTTGAGCACTGTGAATGTTATCAGCAAACAGATAAATCTTGGCATCCTGCAGATCAACAAGACCCTTGTCTCCAGGCTTATACTCTTTACGAACATTCTCAGGAAGAGAATCCAGTTCAGAAGTATGAGCTACCTTGATTATATCTTGCAGCATAGGCACAGCACGTAGCGTGCCCTTGATCCAGTTAACTACTTTAACTTTGTCGAGAGCAGCAACAGTGGACGATGCCTTGGCATCAAGTTTGCTATGAAGTATGTTGGTTTCAATCTGCTCTTGCTGGGCTATACGCCTATTTAGTTCATTTGCTTTAGAAGCAGCACGCCAAGCATCGACAGCGCCAAGAGCGCGCTGCCGTGCGTAATTCTGACGAATACCTTCAACCTGTGTCTGATACTGAGCGGGATTAGCCTGAACAGTGGGACCGGCTGAAGTAACTCTAGGAGCTTCCATAGCCTGAGTAAACTCAGGACTAGCCATCTCAGGAGTAACTACCGCAGGAGCAGCAGCGTACGGCTCTGTGTAAGTAGGAAGATTACCAGTTACTGTAGAAAGTTTACCCTCTTTAATGTCACTAGCGATTCTCTCGTTATTAAAAGATTGAGCCTGTGCTTTATTGACTTCATTCTGCTCTAGTACAGCAGGAGAAACAGCAACACGAAAAGCCCGCTCCAGCTTAGACTGGGTGCGGGTTTTTTCACGTTGGGCATTCAGCTTAGTTGTCGTGTCTTGAGCACCGTCAAACTGCTTCTGTGCGGAATCTATACGGTTGCCGTAATAAGCAGCAATCTGATCTGTGGCTCTGTTCTTGTCACGGAACATAGCACGAAGATCAACACCAGGAGTAGTAGCTTCGACAGGATTTTTACCTTTGGCGTAAGAAGCAACTTCTGTAAGAGCGCGAGCGTAATTCTTTTTAACGCTGTTTACATACTTAGTTTCATCATCAATCTGCTGTTCATGGAACTTAATTGTGTCAGCATCTTTTTGAGTTATGCCCCAACCTTGAGCACGCTCCGCTTCGTTAGAAGCCTGTATATCTTTAATAGCAGCAAGATGTTGGGAGATACGCGTGTTAGCTTTGGCTATCTCGTCCGTAGCATGTTGCTCTGCAATGCCCTTCAAAGCAGCCATCTTACCGGTCTGCTCAGGAGTCATGTTATTGTAGAGCATTGCGTTAGCACGCTCCGACAAATCAGCAGAAGAAGCATCAACCATTTTACGGTCTAGCTTATCCATCTCCTGCTCAACACCTTTCTGAAAATCTGTCTTCTGGTTAGCCAGACTAGCCATCTGCGCAGTAAGAGCCATAATCTCGTTCTCATGAACGGTTATGGCCTGCTGTTTTTGATCAGCACTAATGTTAGGATCCCGATCAATTTGCATGATCGTATCCATGAGCTGGCTACGCCTGTCACCCATGGCCTTGGTGTTGCTGTCAATAAGATCAATCTGATCTTTGGCTCTTGCCTGCACAACACCAGCTTTAACACCAGCATCAATCATAGCAGTGGCAGGCTTAGAAGGCTCAGTATTGGTCTCAACCTCGCCTGTAGTAGCAGACCTATACGAAGCGCCGCGAACAGCATTGCGGATACCACCAGCAACACCGAACAAAGCACCACCGGCAAGACCACCCATGGCAGCATTGAAGTTGTCTTTCCAGTTCTGTTCCGTCAAAGGATTCCTAGCCAGAGACATCTGCTGAAGCGCCTGTTGTCCGAACTCTTCAGCAGCCTCACCACCAGCCGCCTTTCCTATACCTGTAGCGATGTTGCGCAACGCGCTACGCTTAGCGAGAGTAGCTAGTTCTTTCTGCGTAGCCTGTTTAACCATGCCAGCAGCCAAGTGAGCTTCAGGACCTAAGCCAACCTCAATAGCGCCACCACCGATACCATATAGCAAATCATTCAACGGGGCTGTGTTGGACATACCATACTTTGATACATCATCTGTCCAGTTCTGGCCAGCTTCCATACCAGTGCTTGCCAGCATACCGCCAGTGTACGCTCCACGTACAGCAGCTTTACTCACAGATGCAGCAAGTTCATCTTTAAAGAACTCTTTAACAGCCATTTTCTTAGCTGCTTGCTCTGCAACACCTTGGGCAACTAATTTCTCTACAGAGCCTTCCACTAGTTTTTTAGCCAAAACATCTGTAGCCAGCTTAGCAGCTGCAGCTTTAAAAATTATAGCGCCAGCACCGGAAGAAAGAAGGGCAGCAACCGACGATGGCAACATTTCAGCGGCAGCACCCTTGAACCAATTCCAAGCATCCGAAGCCGAGCCTATATCTGTAAAATTAGAAACAGCAGCAGGCGACTGTGCAGCCTCAGAGAAATTACGCTGTGCTCCCGCGTACATCTCCTGGGCAAAATCTTTGTTACCAAGAGCATCAGAAACTAGACCAGCAGCACCATAACCCAAGGCCTGCAGGTTATCAATACCACGAGAGATACCTTTAGATAGTTCCCCACGATCATCAACAACAGGAGGAGATAGATCTATGTGTGTTGTATTCGGAACATATTCTGGTATCCTGCCGCCTGCTTGCGTGAAAGGTGTTCCAGAAATTGGGGCAGTAAAAGGAAGAGATTGAGGCATATAAGCGTTCTCCACTTAGTCGTAACGAAGTATGTACTACAGTCCTCTAGGGGCTGGTATTAGTCCACGTGAAGGGGTGCGGGTAGAAGAATGACTACTACGCAGAGCGGGTGCAGGAGTTGATGGCCGTGCACTTGCAGGTCTAGGTTGCAATCCAGCAGCTCGTTTAATTGTAGGCTCAGGAGTAAGCGGTGCCAAACCAGTCTGACCTGTAATACTTGTAGAATACAAAACCTCATCTACAAGTTTGTTAACTGCCGTGGCTCTTTCAGGAGGCAGATCAGCTATGGCAGTATCACCTAGATATGCTTTACCGTCCTTATCAATGCTAACACCAGCAAGTTGCAATTTAAATTCAGCGGCGTCCTTCTGTGCTTTAGACATACCCGGCATAATATCTACGTATGCTCTCCGCACGCTAGCATCAGCACTAACACTAGCTGCATATCTAGTAGCACTAGCACCAATACCTGCTTGCGTTATGCCAGCAGCAGCTCTAAGTTTATCTCCCTCTAGTCCGTATATAGCCGTAGTAAGATTACGCTTTTCCGCGCTCTTATCCATGGGATCAATCTCATACAGGAATTTATTCCGGGCTTTGTACAAGTCTTCAGCCATCTTCTGATGAGTAGCGACGGAAGCCTGCTCTCGAGCAGCGATATTCTTCAGCGTCTCCAAAGAAGTAGCTGTGAGATTACGAGCAAGAGCACCCTGCATCTGTGCCTTATCAGCAAAATCTATTTTACGATATTCGCCAGCATTGCTGTCAGAATCAGCAGGAACCAGGCGAGCTGTATAAGAGCCATCAGCATTAGAACTCAACGTCCACTTAGCGTTTGGATCTTCCGGTGTTCCTCCCATAGTCTTCTGCAGAATGACTGGAACAGCCTGTTCAGGATTAAGATCCATAGCCTTAATGTACTGGCGGCTGTCCTGGATATTCTGCACGGCTTCCGCTTTATCCTGGCTAAGCATCTGACGTTCAGCAATAGCCGCAGGGTCAAAGTATTGACCAGCTTGTTCCGCTTGCTGAGCGGACGCAGCCATGTTAGCGATTGTACTAATTCTGTCACGAGCTAGATCGTTGGCGATTTTCTCGCCTTGAACCATAGCCAACCCAATAGATGCCATATTTTTCTAGCTCCTTAATTCTAGCTAATAGAAGAGGTCGGAAGACCAGATATCTTATTCATGTAGTTCTGCACATACGGGCGCATGTACATGTTGTTGAGTGCAGTAGACGCACCCGTGAAAGACTGCTGTGCCTGTGTATTGAGAGCAGAACCCGTATATGCACCCATCGTTCCAGCACCCGTCAAAGCGCTTGTAACGTTACCTGTAGACACAGAAGGAGTTGTCTGGTAGGTGGGTAGCGGAATGCCTGCCCTATACGCTAGAGCCTGCCCCTGACGCGAAAGAGCTGTATCCTCTGCTGTTGTTGCAGCTTGATTGCGCGCGTTAGCTTCAGCCATGGCCTGAGCAGTAGTAACTCCGCGGTTGTATTCAGTAGACTGACCAGACAGAGGGTTAATGCCTGACAATGCCATATTACGTGCAGCCTGTGTGCGGGCATTGTCAAAGGATTGCTGAACACCTGTAACAGCCTGATTGGCTAGACGTGTACGCAGAGCATCTGGACTCTCCGTAAGCGTATTTAGCATGTTCAACTCTGTGGTATCCAGCATGGGGTTTACTGCTTTAGCTTGAGCTAACTGCTCACCCCTGCGCTGGATGTTGTAATCACGGTTAGCCACATCGGATGGGCGCATAGCCCCAATGTCTTCTGTAGCATATTTATACTGCTCTGTTTCAAGCGGCCAGTAAACAGACTTAGTACGATCAGCCATCTCGGCAGCCCAAGCATCTTGCTGGGCAGAAGAGCCGAACATAAGATCATACATCTTATTGGCTTGCTCTTGTTGCTGGAGGCCACTGTAAATATCGTAACCCGCGGCGGCGAGTCCGGTGAGATTCTGGAAGGAACTACTACCTACAGCAGATCCGACGTCATCAAGAAAGTCAAACATACCCATAACTATTTAGCCTCCACGCCAAATTTACGTGCTATTTTTCCAATCAATTTACAGATAGGCTTACCTATAGCCATCATGCACTTGCCAGTAAAACGAGGTTTAAACTCATCAGGTGCAAGTTCAGCAGCCATGGTAAATGCCCATGAAAGAACAAACGGGGCGGAGATTCTAGAAAGAATCCTACTCTTACGCATGAGTCTAGCAAACGGGAACGCCCAGATCTGGTATCCACGAACCGTGTCTGCATCAACACTCTTACGAAACTGGTCATCGAGTTGCATAATGCGATCGGAGATGTAACCCTGCCTATGCATCTCTGTACATATAGCAGAACCTCCACCAAAGATACTTCCGATGGTACTTCCAAGAACACTGCCAACCACAGTACCAGGACCGGGAGCTATAGCTGTTCCTATTGCTGCACCAGCATACCCACCACCAGCAGCACCTACAGCCTTGCCGATGTTTACACTCTTGCCAGCCAACAAGTCGCTAGCCACACTAGCGGCACCACCCATTGCCCCAGAACCTATGGCACCAGAACCCATCCAATCATAGCTGACTGGTGCACTAATACCTTCAGCAGCAGCTTCGCCAGCCGGCGCACTAGCTGCTGCGAATGCAGAGTTATATCCCAAATCTGCTGTAGCAGCGTCAAATACGTGCGGAGTCATCTCAGAGATAGCCGGAGTGGCATCCCACAGACTGCCAGCAGCAGCTTCACCAAGACCCTCGCCGACGCTACTCCCTAGGCCGCCACCAAAGCTACTTCCTAGGCCACCTCCAAAAGAAAGAGATCCTGGAGTAGCATCCCAAAGAGAAGAAGCTACATCACTAGCTACAGGTGCAAAACTATCTGCAGCAGCAGTAGCTGCCGTACCGTAATCAGGAACTACTGCTGTTGCTGCTTCAAAACCTAGAGGTTCTCCAGCACTTTGTGCCACAGCAGCAGGAGCAGTAGTAATAGCAGAAGGTTGCGTTACTTGTGCAGTATAGTTAACTGGAGTAATCTTAGAAAAATCAACAGGTTCTGCACTACTAACTACAGCGGCTGGTTGATATGCTTGAGAAGCAGTATCGTAAACATATCCGGAAGCTTCAGGATGTGCAGCGTTGTATGCAGCTTCTTGATTAGAAATATCAGAAGAATAGTCAGAAAGAAACTTGTCTACTTTAGTAGGGTCCGTAGTAAGTTTACCACCATCGAAAGAATCAAACTGACCGTAACCCATGTCCCGTGCATAACCAGCACCAGAAGAATCGCCGTAAGCAGGAAGCCAACTATTGTCCAGCACAGCATTTTTATACATGTCGGAACTAGCCAAAGCTTTCATCGCCGGAGACAATGCTTTAGCAGCAGGGCCCGCTAGGGCAAGATATCTACCTGCTTTTGCAGCACCAGATGGCTGACGCTGCTGCATCATCTTTGCGTACTGCTCACGAATCAAAAAAGGATTCTGTCTTCTACTACGAATTTCCATTAATTTTCCCCACCTAATGTACTAAGCTCAGACATAGCCGTCGCTATATCTACTCCGTACACAGGCAAGTATCCGGAGATTTCAAACTCATATTCAGAAGCCACATACCCAGAAGGTAATCTAAATGGTTTAGAATTATACACGTTTTTCGTAAAAACAAGGTTGCCATCAGCAAAAAGTTTAAATATTACATAGTAAGCATTACTACCTGTAGTACTTAAAGCAAAACCATTAATAGCACCAAAGTTATATGCACGCTTGTTTATTGGCCAGTTAACATTGCCCGCTAATATTGTGTTCTGTACAGGAGCCTTTAGTGCAGATTTTAGTTGAACCCTGGCAGCAGAGAAATTAGCAGTATCGTCTTCAGAAACAAATATCTTAGATCTCCAAATATATTTCAAAGGTTCCGAATATTTATCAAAAGATCCAATAGCATATGTGTTATAACTAGGTTTGTACCCAACAAATATTGTAGAAGTAAACTTGTCAACAAAAGCACAGTCGACAGCTAGATCAACAATACTGATACCGGTATCGGGAGCCGCCATATCTATAACAAAAATCTTTTTCTGATTATTTATATCTATAAACAATCCATAGTACTTATTGTCCAAACCTACAGCGGACATATTAGAGATACCTAGTTTAGTTATATCCCTGCTAGACATAATACTCTGTGTTATGTTAGCTATACCAGCACTGTCAATACGAATAAATCCTTCGTATGAGGGATATACAACAGCATCCCTGAAAGAAACAACTCCGTACTTTGTAGTACAAGGAGCAATTTCTTTAACAGGAATATCTACAGAAGTAGCGGGATCAGACACAGTAATTATCTGCGGCTCGGCATCTGTACAAACAACCAACGTACTTCCGAAAGAACCAAGACCAACTATATTTCTATCTATAGCTATCTTGTATGCTTCTGGCCAAGCATGACATTGATATGGTTCGGAGAAGTAAATATAGTTATCTTTAAAAGCAGCCAGGATGCCATTATTTAAGCTTATGAGGCCTTCCATGGCACTAGGAGGAGCAATGAAGTCCTTGTTAGTGGAAACATATCCAAGATCGGTTGTAGCTATCGTGTCGGTAAAAGTAAACGTAGTGCCGTTCCAAGTTACGTTGGTAACAGACCCAGCTTTAGCATCCGCAATGTTAAACGTTTTAACAAACTGATAATCTGTTGCACTGGAGGAAGTTGCAGTTCTGTTAATTGTTATGTGAGTTATTCCGTACCCACTAGGAGCATCAGCAATATTGGACACAACAACAGATTGGCCTGTGAGCACATCCACAGTTAGACCACCTTCAGAGGTGGTACCAGGAAGTGACCACGGGCCAGCGTCTATTTTACCGTCGGACCAATTCCGATCATACTGTAGGACATAAGACCTAGATTCTGGAGTACCAGTACCTGTACCTATAACAGCAATCGTAGGTTTAGCAGGACTTACAATACCGAGAAGATATGAGTTACTACTAGTAACTGTAGTATCTGTACCTAATGTTTGGATATCAAATATCCTAGGAGCATCAAGACCCGTAAGTACCATACGGTTATTGGTATCCGCAAATATGGGGTCTTTAACTAGAAATACTTTATTAGTAAAAGTAAGCCAGATATCTTTAGTACTAGAAACTGGGTATTTGTAAATTGTTTCTAGTTTATTTGTTTCTAAGATATCTTGCACTAGGGTACAAGAATTATATGGAGTTATGTTACCAGAATCTAATCTAACATTTATACTGGACTGAGCATAATTAGAACCAAGAAGACGGGGTTCTACAATAGGAACAGAACCTTTAAAAGAACTCGTAGAAATTTTCATACTGGC